TTTTTTATTGCTGATAATGGTATGAAGATGTCCTACATTAAAGACCAGTTCGGGATTGCAAAAAGCACATATTACTATTATTTTAATTTGATTGCTAAATACCAAATACTAGAACAACTGTATAGAGAATTGATTGTTGAAAATACTATCTTAGGTAAGAATGATTTCGTAATTACTGATACATTCACTGTGAAATCCATGGACGGATCACAAGGATTAGGAAGAAAAGGACTCAAAGTGTCTTTGATCTGTGACCAAAATTTAGTCACGCATGCAGTACATGTGGTTGGTGCTAACATTCATGATGCTAAAATCCGACCAGAGACCATTGATGTATCCATTGCAGATCTGACTGGTTTGAATTGTTTGGCTGATTCAGGATCAGCAGGCCGCATGTATATTGACCAGATAGAGCACAAACATAAGATACATCTCATCTCAAAACCGAAAAGAACAAGATCTCCATCAAAGATGAGTCATCACCGACCAACCGAAGAAATGACTATGCTCAATCAATATCGTAATCGAATTGAACGATTGAATGGTAATATTAGAGGGTTTAGAGGACTGATGATCAAAAATACACAAAGACCGTTGATTCATATCGGACATATTGGTATTTAGCATTACTATGTATCACGTGTTATCAATTGTTCGCCCATAAGTAAACATCCACAGATTATCTCATGTGGTGTCACTCTATGTGTTTCAAGTTTATAGAAAATATAAAAATACCTATGGATCATAATAAAATATTTATTTTTAAAATAATCAGATACTACATTGATAGATATGACTCAAAAATGATTTTCTGGAAAGAATAGTAAATCACTTTTGAATTTTTTTACCAATGTTGTATTTCTGGACACTCTCTAAGTCCTACGATAACTTTATCCAAATTATTTTGTTGTAATACAATATATAAATTATGATGGCAGATACAATATCTGTTCAACAAATCAGCAAGCAACTCTATAACTATACATATGGTCATCCAACCATCATGACTCCTTTTGGTAAAAAGTTTGTCATTAATGCTGATGTAACTGCTTCAGGTTATCCAAATAAGGTTATTGAAACATATATTAATAACCATATACTTCCATTCTACAATAATACACACAGTAACGCGTATTGTGGACGTTTAATGTCACATTATATACACTTATCTAAAGATATCATCAAAAAATCGGTCAATGCATGTCCTGATGACCGAGTCATTTTTACAGGTAATGGTTGTTCTGGTGCTATTAATCATCTGATTCACTGTTTGGATTTACGCAGTCAGTCACCAGAAGATACTGTTGTCTTTATTAGCAAAGCTGAACATCATAGCAATCACCTACCATGGAAACATCTTCCGATCACATTAGTTTATGTACCATTGTTACCGAATGGATTATTTGATTTTGAATTTTTGGAAAGGGAACTCAATAAACATCAAAGATATCCAAATATTATTGCGTCATTCATTGCTACATCGAATGTAACTGGTGTCCATCAAAATACGCACACTGTGAGCCAATTAGTTCACAGCTACGGTGGTCTGATTTTTTGGGATTTTGCTGCTTCTGCACCGTACATACCAATCAATGTTCATTTTAATGATCAAAATGGATCATATTATGATGCTGTGTTTATTTCCGCACATAAATTTTTTGGCGGTCCCGGATCACCTGGAATCTTGATTGCACACCGCAATCTGTTCAAAAATGATGTTCCATTTTGTCCGGCCGGTGGAACTGTGCGATTCGCATGTCCATTTTACCAAACATATAGCCAAGATATAGAAACAAAAGAAACTGGTGGTACACCTGATATTATTGGATCAATCAAAGCAGGTCTCGCATTCTTATTCAAGCAACAATATCAACAGTACATTGAATACTGGGATAAAAATATTGTTAGATATGTGCAAGCACGACTATCCCAAATCACGAACATCCACATCATTTATCCACCAAATAATCTGAATCGACAACCAATTTTCGCCTTTATGATCAATAAATTACATTATAACATGGTTGTTATTTTATTGAATGATTTATTCGGTATCCAATCTAGAGGAGGAATTTCATGTTGTAGTTTATTGGCACAGGATCTACTGGGTATTGATCCACTACAACAAAAGCAAATTCATGATCAAATCGTAAGTAATCATGGTAATCCTGCTAATTATGGATGGTGTCGTGTTAGTTTCCATTATTCCATGCCAAGATTTATTGTTGATTATGTTGTCGACGCGATCATATTTGTAGCCAGATATGGATCACAATTGCAAAAATTGTACAAATATTATCCAGAGAAAAATACTTGGCTACATTGTCCAAACGGTTGCCCATGGAATGATTTTAGCCATATAATCCTCTCTTTGAGAGACTATAATAACAAAACAGCCGTCACTTATTTGACGAAACAATTATTGGATAATCAATTCAATGATGCACTATCAGTTATCAAATAATTTTAATTTTATTATTTAGGACCATATTATATATTTATAATATATATCAGACTATAACATCAAATGTTAAAAACTGCTAAAATTCCATTAAAATTACACCATAATAATGAACATCAAAATTTACTGATCATCAGTGAAGAAATAAAAAAAGAAAATATCCAATTTTCTTGGATGGATCGATTCAGAAATCTCTCAAATGTCAATAAAACTCATGCACGATATTGGTTCTGGGATAATTTTGACTGGACGACACAATCTTTATGGATCGGAAAATTCAATAAAATGAATCACTTACCCACGAAAAATGAGCAAATAAATGAATTTTTAAAAAAATTAATTGATGATATGGATCGATATCAAAATCTCAAATCGAATGTCTATATCAAACTATATTTCTCAAGAAATACAACCACACGAGAACCAGACATTAATTACCTATTGATATGTAATATGCCCGCATTACCTGAAGAATTCTCAAACACATTAATTAATGTTGTTTTTGAACGCTACCAATTGACCGAGAAAATCATAAATACAGATGATAACTTCAAAAATCTAGTCAATCACTACATCAATTGGAATAACTTCTATACTTATTATGATTTAATGGGGGCATTACAATATTAAACAATCATATCAAACAATCAATGAAACTACAACGAACCACACGCAAACCCACATTTGACCATAATAATTATAATTGTGAATTTTCCTTCTATTTCTGTCAAATAGATTTACTCCAAGTGACAGAAATAGTATTTCCATATAATATACATGAAAAAAGGTTTATTGATTGGAATCAATTGTGTTGGTACATCAAATGAATTAAATGGATGCATTAATGATGTAACTAACTTAAAAATTACTTGTTAACAAGAGATATTTTACACAAAGTGAACTTAATATTATGACTGATAAAGAACCCATTTCGAGTCAATTGTATCCAACAAAACAAAATATTATCAAACAAATGAATGAATTACTCAATTTTGCGAATAGTATCCCCACAGATCAGACAGTCCAACTATTTTTGCTTATTCCGGACACGGATCTTATATTAGGGATACATCAGGTGATGAAACTGATGGTCAAGATGAGGTCTTTTGTCCTGTTGATTATTCCAAAATGGCTATATTGTTGACGATAATATTCGATCTGATCTAGTGAACAAATTAGGTGCCAATGTCACATTAATTGTTTTGATCGATGCTTGTCACAGTGGAACGATCCTTGATTTAAGATATAATTACCAATGTGACGGAAAATAAAGTTGCATATTACATAGTAATATGGGTGATACACGATGTAATGTAGTTATGATTAGTGGATGCCGTGATGATCACACATCTGCCGACGCATATGTTGCTCGCAGTTATCAAGGAGCTATGACTGCATCGTTTTTAACGAATTACTCAAATAATGTATCCACAGAAAATTTAATCATTAATATGAAAAATTGGCTTAAAAATGGTGGATACGACCAAATACCACAATTAGCCGCAGGGCATTCGATTAATATAACAAACCCATTTATTTTAACGTCATACAATACTCCAGACACAACTATTCCGGAACTAAATTTGATTCAATCCTCATTTTATGGGAGAGATGTAAAATCCATTATCAACAATTATTTCGCATCAGGACAAACATTGATGACTATATCGAACAAGTTATTTGGCGATCCTTGTTTCGGAAAAGTTAAAGAACTACGTATTGTATTAACGAATGGTTTGACCAGAATTTATCCTGAGAATTGGTGTATTTCACTTGATGATATCATCAATGGCACCCTCAATCAATCACTATTGACAATACAATCTGCATATTATGGGAAAAACAAAAATAATTGGTGTCACAAATATCGTGAAAATTTATTTCGCACAGGGTAAAACTGTGATGCTGATCGGAAATCAGTTGTTTACTGATCCATGTCCCCGAATAATTAAAGAATTGACAATTACATTGACGACTGGTAAAGTTAAGATTTTGAAGGAGAATATATCACTCACATTGAGTCAAATAATAAGTTAATCACCAGTAATGTATCATATCCTTGCATTTGGGAGTCATTGTTGTTCAACCTGAATTTCACTTATTTTAACACCACAACTTTTGTTATTCTCATAATGAATAACGATTAATCCACTATCGATCATAACATGTTTGAAGTACCGTCCGCTTCTCAAATTTTTTCTTGGAAAATCACACAATAAGATAACATCATACAAATGAATAATATAATCATTAATACATGAACTATCGATCACATGTGATGTAGTCCATCTGAACCATTGAGCTATAGCTTTTATCAAAGTAAGAATCAATGAGATAATAATGATGACAGTTCATCACACATTTATCCAATATAAGTATTTTATTTTCAAATATTTACTTGATAATTATAAGCCAACTTTACATCATATCTGGAATTATCAAAGAATTTATTTAGAATGATATGCGGTTATTATTATTAATAATTTATGGATAATTATGACACCATATTTAATGGTTGTCTAATCGGTTTTGTTGTTGGTGACGCATTAGGCAGCCCACTTGAATTTAGTGAAAGAGACACATTGAATCAAATCACTGAAATGGAAACTAACTATTTGTATGAATTACCTCGAGGCTGTTGGACCGATAAGACAAGTCAAATGTTATGTATGGCAAACAGTATAGTTGAACAAAATGCTTTCACATATGAAGAATTTTTGGGCAAATATCATCAATTCGTAACGAACGGTTACTTATTACCCCACAATAATAAACACATGGAGGTTAGTTACTATATGAAGACAACTGGAATTAAGATCGGACAATTTCTCAAATATAGACAGAAAATACCATTGATAATCAATCCTAACGATCATCATCAAGTTGATTGTGAATCAATCTTCCGAATAGCGCCCATAGTATTGAAATACTACTATCAACCAACTTTGTGTATGACTTATGTTGAAATCGCAGCAGCATTAACACATATTTCAAGAACGTGTGTGGATGCATGTAAATTTTATGCGAGTTTGATGATTGGTGCTTTAATGGGTGTCAAAAAGGATACATTATTGTCAGAGTCTTTTAATGTTATGGACATAACTACGTACGGGCGTCTTAAATATAACAAATTTTCGCGTACCTTTTTGGAGAATTGTAGTGATAGCATTATCACTATCGAGAATTCACAAGTTCGTTGCAAAAGTACGAAAGAAAATGCCTTTCTGCGAAATTTATTTCCAGCAGTGACTAAAGTACAAAAAGGTAGTTATAAACAGAAAAAACGAGAAGAGATTTTGTCAAACGATGACATCATTAATTGTATTGAAGCTGCATTGTGGGCATTCTATCTGGGGAATTCCTTCGAAGATGGATGCATTCTTGCAGTCAATTTAGGTCTTAGTGCCAATTCAATTGGAGCCATATACGGTCAATTAGCTGGAATTTATTATGATGTAACGAATATTCCTGATAGATGGGTATCCAAAATATATGACCTCAATCATATTAAAGAATTGAATGCCAAACTAAAATAGTGTAACTACTTGAAACAATTTCAAGATTCATTTGAAATTGTTTCATTAATATTGATTATTGTTTGTTACTTATTTGATCTTTTTGATTGGTCTTTCTCTTTCTTCTCTGTATCCTATTTGAACCGCCAGTCAATGGAAATTGTACTTGTGGATATATACCAGTTCTTTCGACAGACACATTAAAGAGAGTAGCGAACTGACTCATTCTACTGTTAGTCAAATCCATAATTCCGTTAAGGTATCCTATAGTCGTGGGAAAAGAATTGCCTATTTTTGCCATAAGTCTATAATGATGGTCAAATATTGGCAATATAAACGCCAATATAAATTCTGATCTATTATTGAGGAAATTTATTGGATAGTTATCCAATTCTGGTTGATAAACTCGCAATGGATAAGAATTTCCATTATCACGAACAATAGTTGACCAATGCCCAATGTTTTTCCCGACAAGCCTGGATGTTGCAAGAAACATAAGTGGATAATCTGGGACACCCTGTCGACTACCAAGCAATTGTAAATATAAATATAAACTTTCTGGATTTACATGTAACCTTGTTAAAATATAGAATTCCAGCCAAGTTTCCGTCATACACGAACCAACAATCGCTGCAGCACTTGCTTCCTGTTTAAATGCGGTACCTGGTGCGTAGAAGAAAGATGAAAACATCTCTGTCCCTTCAGCAACATATTGCATCGTGTGTTTTTGAAAAGAATGAATGGTTCCAACTAGTGTAGTCATAATGATGTGTTTTAATTCCGTTGGATTACGACCCTGGAGGTTTCCTTGCGAAACACACAGTTGGATTAGTTGTTCTTGCCAATTGACATAAATGTATTCATAGAGTCTTGTTGCTCTTATTTTATGGTGGATAGTTGGTACAAATACCGGTCCAATTTTTTCTCTACCTAATCCCGCCAGAGTCACGAAAGCTGCCACAACAGCTTCCATACAATCATAAAATAACTGATCCAATCTTGTCGTAAAATGGTTCAATATTTCTGGTATTGTCTTTGGAAGATTTCGATAACCGAGTATACCACTGCTCCATGAATGTTGTTCGTTTTTGTATTCAGATACAGTGGCTTGAATTCGGCTTCCTTGTGAAGTAATGGCATCAAAATATGGAGCTAATGAGTATAGAGACAAAAAAAATTCAAACTCAAGCATAAAAGTCAAAAATAGTAATGCTCCCAAACTGACATGAGATGCAATAACATCTCTCCTTTCAAAAAAATTTTGTGCAGCTGGATGTTCCTTAAAAACTTGATTATAGTGCACAATAGTTTTGGCTATTGTGGCCAATTGGGTGAGAGTACCTACGTAAGCAGGTGATACAAGTTTCTGTGACAAGCTACAAGCAAATCGTATATTTTGATGAGCTCTCTGTTGAAGAACGAAATCGGCTTCTGGGGACAACAGGGCAAATGCACTCCCAACAATTGATTTTAATTTACCGTCTTCATCATTATCCAACCTGAATCCACCTTTCTGTTGTCGATGCATTTATTATCTTATATTATAATGTTACATATTAAATTTAGAGAACGTCCAGAAATTCAATTCTCGATTTTTAATAAAATATAAAATCCTATACCTCAGCTTAGTAGGTTGACATTAGGTCCACGACTAATAATCATAGATCATAACCGCGTGTACATCTCTCCAGATGGTTACCTGAATTTCATCAAATTCAGATGATTACCCATATTCAAAGTATATCAGTAGGTTAGTTAGTTAAGTAAAAAATTTGATTACTAATTCCAGAAAAATTAATTGGTTTAATAGGTAATGAAACTACTCATTTGTATTTCTGGCGATGGGGGTGGCTCAATGGGGCCTGAGGGTGTATATTGGCAACTGGTTAAACAATTGGATTCAACAATATATCATGTTTTTCCATATGAGACAATACCTGGTTCAATTAAGAAGAACAGTGAGCCAATTTGTCAAGAACTACTGAGATGCCATATGATATATGATGATATTTTCCTAATCGGGTGGTCATTAGGTACGGCAACGTGTGTCGAAATTGCTAATAATGTTTCAAGTGTAGTTAAAATTAGTGGTATTATTATGCTTGCACCAGTGGTCCATTATATGACCAAATTTGGTCATCTGAATGTACCTATGGGATTCATTCATGGAAAAAACGATAAAGTCGCTCCATATATCAATAGTGCCATCTTGTATGGAATGAAAAATTCACCTAAATTGATCACATTATATGAACAATGTGATCATCTATTTACGAACAATGGGAATTCACTCATAATTGACATTATGAAAATGGTCGAAGCATTCAAGTCTCAACATCATGTGGTGTAATATTTATGTTAACCTTACTTTGTATCCATACACAATATTCATTCCAGGACAAATAATAAGATCTTCGGACATTGGGATCCTTGCGAGTTTATTGTACTCTGGGACTGCGTGTGAATCATCTGTATTGGCTATGAAATGACATAAACGTATTGGTTGTGGGATGCCAAAATTACCACCATTATTGATATCTAACAACCGGAAACGACCTGTTTGTGATTGTGTCACGATCACATCAAAAGTCGTCAATTGAGTAATTTGATTATTCATACCGCCATACTTCTCTCGGTACAGTGCTATGTAACCATTAATACAACCAAACATAAAAGGTTCAATGTCTTCTATAGTATTGAAAAAAGACTGATTACAAGCACATTGACCCTCTTGACCATCGTCAGATGTATCGTAGGATAATTCCACCATATCTGGATCTTCTGTTTGCTTATTTGCCACTAATCTCCGATCACTAATATTGTAACATTGGTTCTGACTAACATGTTGTGTAAACAATTGGTCCAACGTGAATGGAAACATCCATTCATTCGTTATGTATGGTGGCAAATACATAACCATATAGTGTTCCGCCTGGCTCCTGACGATTTTGAATACAGGGAACATTCGAGATTTGAAATGGAATTGTGACAAACAATAAGTTTTATCCACTACTTGTTGTTCGAAATATGGGGATAACATAGTATAATAATCAGATTTGGATAACATATTCCAACATTTATGTGGACGCTTATCAAGGTGATAAGCAATATCATCGTTGAGATTTTCCCAACACATTACAAGCGGGTTAATATTACAGTCTTTTGATATAGCGATTTCTAACCTGATTTGTTTTATTGATTGATCAATCAATAATTGTGGTGTAGGTACTAACTGCTGATCCAATGTGGCAATCATCTCATTCATATAATTCCACATTAACTTACCAGCGGAGGGAGCATGGTCCCTCTGTTGTAACATCATTGTTAAATCGGTAGTGATTCGTCTAGTCATATAGTTATAACGATCCATACCCAGTAGTAATTGATTGATGTCCCCATACAGTTGGCCACGTACTTCCTCTTGATCACGATACCAGATTAAGATCATGCATTCCGCTATTAAATTGGTAACATTATTTGTAAAAATCAAATATTTGATATATTTCTCTAATTTTTCTGGCAGTCGAAGTAATTTGATTGGATAATATTTGTATCCATTTTCCCCTTGGGGGTACAATAACGAATGTTGTACCCATACCCCATCGACCATCATAATATTTCAAAACACATGCCGCTTGTGTAGAACCATTAATGACACTGACGATTTGGTGACAAATACCAATTAAAATGTTTGCTGGATGAAGCCCCGATAAATTGAGTGAAACATATCTGGGTGTTACTCCTTGTGGTCCAAAATATTTAGATAATTCCGCTTTATCTGGTTCATACAAACCACCAATAAAGGAACATTTTCTTTGTATTTCGATTCTCGTGCCTGCCATCATTGATGGATATTGGATTTTGACAGATGTAGAATCCAAATTAACATAAGTTATCTTTTGATAATTGGACCAATTCAAGCGTGGATTTGAGGTGATAGTTATATTGTGATTAACACAATACTCGAATAGATAATAGAAAAAATGTTGGGATGGGGTATTGCTGCTTTCTATACCTACTTTATATTTACACGCTTCATTAACTAATGACATCGACATTAATCTGTCTAACAGAGTATCTGGAGCCTGACTGACTAATATATCATCGATAAACTGAATAATTTCTTCATATGTATAGTGTTCACTACCTCTTCTTCTCCTTATTGCACATGATAATTTGGTATCTCGTGTTAGAGCACTATCCTCTTTGATTTCAAATATACTATCTGCCAATCTAGAATGAGCAAGAACCGTCAAATTTTCTTCCAATTTTAATAAATATGGCAAGAAATAGATATTTGAAGCTGGTTGGTAATAAGTACCATCAACCATACGGCTAATCCATGCAAATACCAGTCTTGCTATGTCTTGGTCTTGTTGATCCATTACATTTTTATCATACGAAAAATTAATCCAATAGATAATAAATTATTGATATCAATCACACAACAATATTGTATCATATGACGTGCTTGGTTCAGTCTTATTTTTGTCTCACTCCATAAACCATGGATAAAGATGCTTAATTCTTGGGTGCGCGCTGATATTGACATATATATATATGTCAATATTTTATTATATTGCACATTTTCTGCAATGTTACAATAATCAAATATATTTACTTCTAATTTGATGTGTCTTCCTTTTTTTCTGTAACCTGTTTGAACATCCACACGCTTGTATAAGTGGATATACACCAGTTTTTGAATTGGGTAGATTAAGGATTAATGTGAAAAATTTCAATGACATCTATATCTTCCTCACATAAATTAGATTACTTAGATTTAATAGTTAATTTGTCTGGTAAATATATGGGTAGCTGTTCATTTGTAATATCATCTGTCATATATACACAATTCCTATCGACTGGTGACAATCGGTAGATATATCCTTGACCGTTGTCTGACATAATCATTGTTTTTTGTTCTTGGTGTATCACCAGATTAAATTGAAGATGCAAATCCCCACGAGTTTTCAATTCACGATTAGGTAATGCGATATTTTTGATCTTGTACAATTGCCTTAAATTACAATTTAAAGGGTTATTAAAACGTAACATTTTGTGGTTTAAATATGGAATAAGTAGCACTCTTTGGTTAATTAATTCATCAAGAGTAATATCGACATCCATTAATAAGTCATATTCACCAATCCGGATTACGTTCGTCTGCCGAACAGTTAGTACAGCTAATTTGATAAATATTTTTTGAGTATAACATAAATCATTACGGTTGTTAATGATATGTAAATCGGTCTCGATCTCGATCTCATTGTGTTCTAAAGGAATATTGATATGGATCTCTTGGTTAATAATTTTATAATCGTTTGATAAGTGCAAGTCCTCATTCGTGACAATAAACTGGTGTGGATACCGTTTTCCAACATAAATATCATCCAAGCTAACATAGACTTTCTTATCGATATTAATTGTTCCAGTGACTGGTTGGATTGGATGACAAGTGTCACGGAACCATTCAGCAGAAAAAAACCCAGTGGCCTTGAGTAATTCATCTGGTGTTACTTGTTGGTTATCATTGCCAATCAGCGAATCAATCAGTAATTTCATAGCTGGATTATCGTGATGATTGTTGAGTAAAGTAATTACATCCTGACAACTATCTTTGAAAATAAATTCAATTAAAGGATACTGTGAGAGCCAATGGTTAAAACATTCTGCAAAGACTCTTAATGGTGGGATTAACACAACTTCTGGAATGGGTAACGATTGATCATATTTGTCACGTAAATCCCGATTAGATAAAATTTGGTATGCATTTGACAGTCGTTTGAAAATTTCTGAATCACCTCCTTTATCTGGATGATTTATAAGAGCCAGTTTACGGTATGCGTATTTAATTTGTTCCGGAGAAGCATTTCGATTCACACCTAATACTTGATACATGTCATCTTCTATATTCATATTTTGTCTAACACAATAGTCATATACAAAATAATAGATATATAATTTTAAATTCTAACGAAAAACAAAGTAATATAATCTGGTTGATCTAATATCCATTGAGTAAGTTCGTAACACCGACAGCAAATCCCTCCAAATGATAAATAGGTTTGCTTCCTTGTTTTAGAGAATTTTCATATTTTGATAATAATTGTATCAGAAGATGTTTTTTCACATCACTTGACTCTATTTGATCCAAATAATCAAATATATAATGAAACATACTTTTGAGAATCTTGAGAGGATCGACACATTGAACCAACAAATCATGAATGACCGACCTTATTTCAAGCAAATTCTGTGGTGTTTTTGCGTTCATTAATTCATGAGACAATTCAAACAAATATTTATCATTAATATCAATATCTGTGAAGTCAATTTGTGCACTTGATGCAAGGACATCACTGCAATTGAGATTGATATATTGGAGCAAATTGATCGCTTTCGAGAGATTTCTTTTGGAAAATACAACTATTTGTCTCAATTGTTCTTTGTTATGTAATATGTTTTCTGATGAACAAATTTGTTCTAAAACAACCTCTATTTGTGGAGCAGTTGGCGAGGCTAAACGAATCTGTACACACCGACTCATAAGTGCTTCAATCAATGAAGACTCTTGACTAATTATAAAAATAAATCGGCAATTGTTGACATTTTTCTCTAATGTCCGGCGTAAAGATTGTTGAGCTTCATGTGTTAATCGATCAGCATTATTGATGATAATAATATGGTAAGGTATATGAGAAATTGGCCTTGTTTGCATAATATCTTTAATAAATCCTTGGATAATTAACCTATCATATACTCCATGTGTACTTGGGTCAATTTGATAGTGGTAATCACTATATAACAATTGTAATTCAATAGTTTTATTACCACTTTTTATTTCAACTGTGCGATATTTAATATGGTTTTTCCCAAGATTGTATTTGGCTTTGATATAAATATTCGCGAATGTTTTCCGACCTGACCCTCCACATCCTTTAATAATTAGATGGGGTACGTTAATCACAGACGCACAAGATCTTAGCTTCTCCGCAGCAATATGGTTAAACTTTATATCATTGAATGATTCTGGTGAATACTTATCCACGAATAGCCGGTAATCAGTCATTTATGACATATGATAAAAATTCTTATGAATGGGACATCAATTTTTATTCAAAATAACTTAAAAATATTGGAATCATATAATATATCACTTTATGACTAATCAATTGAAAGAATTATATGATAATTATGAAAAGTTATTGGCCAATTACGAGGAAATACCAGACAATTGTACAGCGAAGCACTCATTAGACCTAAAAATACAATTAATCGAGAGAATGATTACTGATGTTAATATTGTAGTAGAAGACCTTAATTTTGAAGTGTTACACCACAAAGTCTCCTTAAACGAGCAAGATAAAAAGGATTATGATGATATGATTATTGCTAACAATACACTCAAAGCATTCTCACCATATATTATGTGGTTCAATGTTTATCAAAAATTAATTAGGGAAAATCCTAAAAATTGAAATCATTTATTTAGTTGATGAACTAACTATTCATATATTATGAAACCATTCGTTATTGGCTTAACAGGAGCAGCTCATAGTGGTAAAGATACATCAGCTGATTATCTGTGTTCAATTTTAAAAACGAGACACACTGTTATTAAAGTTGCATTGGCTGATCAATTAAAAGTTATTTGTCAGGCAATGATTCGGTTATTTTATGGAGAAAACATCCCCTTATCTGATTTTTATGATATTGATAAAAAAGAAGAAATAAGCGACAATTTACTGATGTTTGCTGGACAACCGTTCAAATTACGGACGGTTTTGCAACTTATTGGTACTGAAATTTTTCGAGATCTTCTGTCAAAATCAATATGGTGTAAATATGTCAGGGAAAAATATATAGATAATAATGCATGTGACATATTGATCATTAGTGACATAAGAATGTCTGATGAAATTGATTATTTCCACAATTTAGCCATAGAGGGATGTATTACAGGATTTAATTGTTATCGGATTGTGCGATCAAATAGGTTAAAATTGTCAGAAAATAACCAAATTCACCAAACGGAAAAGTTTATTTCGACACTTACTGTGGACCATGAGATAATTAATGAATCGTCGTTGGATGATTTGTATAGACATATAGATGAGATTATTGTCCAAAATATTCCAATCTGATAATGATCTTTAGTATTGTGTATTTAGAGAGTTATTTTACCAATTTAACTCCCTAAATATAACCAATTGTATCACATTGATGAAATTTTTTCTGGTTATATTTATATAAGATCTATTATCTAAAATGTCGACACATGATATGTTTTGCGCACCTAGTACCGGTTCACATACTGGTGGTAGTTGTTTTGATCGAAATGGTCTAATACGTATCGTCAAAAATTATAACAAAAAATACCCTGAGAATATGTTAAAATATAATGCTCGAATGACGAATCAAATGTTATGGAGTCTGATTAGAGACGGAATGGCCAATGTTTGTGGAGATCAGGAATGGTGTTGGTTGGATCAAGAATTTCTTAGATATGATACTGCCGTTCAAAAATATTATAAACCACCGAAACCAGCAACTCCAACTAAATGGTTAGCTACTAGTGACATTGATGAAGTTCTCAAACAATATGAGAACAAATACAATGATTTCTTTTTTATGGGAACAGTACCGATTGATTTTGATGATGTGATTGATGAATACAAGAATATTGATTTATGTCAAATGTATCAGGGTGATGCAAAAATTAGTGGTGGACGTCCAATTCACCGATATGGTTTTGTTTTTAATTTAGATCCGCATGATCAGCGTGGATCACATTGGGTTTGCATGTTCATGAATCTGGTTGGTCTGGACAAATTTATCGGTTTCTTTGATTCATATGGTAACCCCCCGCCAAAACAAATCAAACAATTGATCGAAAAATTGAAAAAACAAGCGAAAACTTGTTTGGGTGTTGACCTTAAATATAAATGTAATACAGTACAACATCAACATAAAAACACAGAATGTGGTGTGTATTGTTTATATTTTATTTACCAATGTCTCCAAGGAATAAGTTTTGAGGAGATTACAGAACACATCATTTTAGATGATTCTGTGAACAAATTTAGACATTTTTTTTTCAGACCGACAATTAACTACCAATGGAAATAATTATTTGGACATTATTGGGAACAATTGGATTCATAATATTTATCGGTCAATATTTCTATATCTGAATAGTCAATTATGTCACCATTGACATAATTGACTATTAATTATCTCATAATGTGAATGAATAATATTTACTTAGTTTACAAGAATGGTGGATCCTTTGATACTGTACCGACACGACACGCTTGATAATGAATATCCAATGTAAAAATAAAATGACTTACACCGCCACTTAAATTATCACTATAACCTTGCAGTGTTCCGCCAATAGTCCGTGATAATTGGACAAGAATAACACTGTCAATATCAATATCATTCGTGTTAAGTTGATAAGTACCTCCACCAGGAGTTGCTAATAATACTTCGGTCACTATATGTCTGTATTGATCACTTACTGTGTATGGGTAAACGATTGCTGGTGCGACAACATCAGGGCCAAATATTTGACCCCGTTTACCCACACTAGCTGTGACCCCCCACACAACCTGTCCTGTGGTAATTGTATTGATTGCATGATGGAGATGGATGTACATATTACTACCAAGCAACCAATCATGATTGACATGATACAAGAAGTAGCATGTTGTGGTGCCATTATTGCGGCACGCAAATGCATATTGAGCTCCTTTGAATTGAGTTATTGTAGGATCATTTGCGGAATTTCTAAGTTCTACATTACCGATCAAATCTTTCCAGAAAGGAGCATTGCTACCATTAGTCCAAGCACCTGTGCCATAAACTAATGGTTCACCGTATATTGCACCACTTGCACCAAAAACGACATTCAACCCAGGTCCTGTCGGACCTGTTGGACCTGTTGATCCAGTAGATCCGAATATTCCGTTTGGTCCGGTCGGTCCGGTCGGTCCGGTCGGTCCTGTTGGTCCGAATAATCCATTTGGTCCAGTAGATCCTGTCAATCCGGTTGGTCCAATTAGTCCATTTGGTCCAGTTGGTCCTGTGGAACCCTGAGGTCCTATAGACCCTGTCATGCCTATGTCTCCCGTGGATCCTTGAAGCCCTTGTAGTCCCGTAGGTCCTGTAGAACCTTGAGGTCCCACAGCTCCAGTATCTCCTGTGGATCCTTGTGATCCAATTGAACCAGTGTCTCCAGTTGGGCCGTTATATACAACTTGTGTGACAGTTAATATAATTGATGGAATTGCAGGTTTGGGTGGTGATGTTTGCGCAGGTTCTGCACGTACATGAGCATAGGCAAGATCAGAGTAACAAATCAATTCGAAGTAGTCATTATCAGCAAAATCATAGACGAAATTCCAAGCAGCCGCATTATATTGATTATTTTTCAAATAAATATTCGTTGATGTTCTTGGAACATCCACACCATTTATACGTAACCATATCGCAACTGTTTCCTCACTATCTTGTGTAACAAGTAATTGAAGTGAGAATTGGATATTATATACACCTGAGTGTTCGACGATGATACGTGATGAAGGACTACCAATCGAAACACCATGTCCACCATTTTCAACTGTATCATATGTCAATGCTTTACCGCCACTATCTGTAACAATTGGTTGTGATGTTGAATCTGAAAACACCCCAAAATATCCGGTTGCACCACCAATGCCTACATCTCCTTTGGGCCCTATTGGACCAGTATCTCCGGTCGGTCCTAAATCTCCCAGGGGTCCTATTGGTCCGGTATCTCCGGTATATCCTTGTATACCAACTTCTCCTTGGGATCCTGTTGATCCTGTTGGTCCAGTTGGTCCAAAATAGAATTGAAACACCCATTGGCCCAATGAGTATATGTATACGCCTCTGCTAACCGTATCTATGAACATATCACCTCCATTTGCATACAATAACACGGCAGGAGAATTACATACATAAATCAATTTCGTCAAGATATCATAAAAATAAAATGGTTTATCTGGTTGCGGTGTAACTGGTATCCATTGCACACCGTCATAAATATAAAGCATACTGTTATCTAGTTCCAATGCATATAAACCTAACACTCCAAGCAAACCCATTATACCTGATAATGTCTCTGCAGTGTATCCTTGATATAATTGTCCGGATATAATTTGTGTTCCAGTGGCCCCATCTGGTCCTGTTGGTCCTGTTGGTCCTGTTGGTCCTGTTGGTCCTGTTGGTCCTGTTGGTCCTGTTGGTCCTGTTAGTCCTTGCATACCAGCTTCTCCTTGTGGTCCAGTAGGTCCTGTTTCACCAGTCGATCCTTGTATACCAGCTTCTCCTTGTGGTCCAGTAGGTCCTGTTTCACCAGTCGATCCTTGTATACCAGCTTCTCCTTGTGGTCCAGTAGGTCCTGTTTCACCAGTCGATCCTTGTATACCAGCTTCTCCTTGTG